AAGTACTTCTACTGCTTTGGCATGGGCATTCTCCCTTTTATGCCCTACTCGATGAAGTCTTGCGAGAGAAACGAGCACGTCGCCATTACAAATAGGCACGCAGCCCCTCTTGCAGGCAGCGACATCGAGTCCATCTGGCAGTCAACTATGGACCAGATGGCCGGCCTTTGGCCTGCACTCCTCGACATGACGGCTGAGCGACCTACAGCCATGGAGTGGATTCAGACGCAGCCTTTTGGCAAACAGGCTGAGCTGCTTTCAGCGATGCGGGAAGGCGAGCCCTTCGACGAGGGGTGTGAAACCACGATGGCAGCTGCCTTCGCCAAGAAGGAAATTGTCCCAGCCAAGAGAGGCGGCGCACGCAACGCCAAACCCCGCCTCATCTTGGGTAGCGCTGACAAGAAGACCCAGCTCGCCATTGGTCCACTGTGCGTCCAAGTCAAACGCGCCATGACCACCAAGTTCTGCAACGTGGACATACATGATCCCGGAAGGCGGTGGCCAATGGTGGCCTGCACAAGCGGGGCTAGCTCGGAGCAGGTGGGTTGTTGGTTCGACGACCACAAGCGGCTGGGATGGCATTACTGGGCCAGCGACTTCAGCTGTTTTGACTCCAGCAATTCACGCGGCGCCATCCTCAACAAGCACTGCCTCTACAGCCTCTTCCAGCCATCCAAAACCGCGCAACGAGTCTTCGCAAACTGCCGCGCCCGTATTGTCAGAAGCACCTACCACAATGCATCATGGTTTGATACCACGGACTCTGGCGCTGGCGATACCACTATTGGCAACACCGCCAACACCATCACTATGGTATCCTTGTTCATGCGAGTATCATCACAGGCCGACCCAACGTTCCAGTGGTCTGCAATTGCCGCTGGTGACAACTGTGGTGTTATGTGCTCCAAGCCGGTGAGCTTCGAGGATTGGACGGAATTTTGTCGCAAACACGGTTTTGAGGCTACCGCCGAGGAAGGAGAGACGTACTGCTCCGCTATCTTCACCGAAATGGACTACTACGACGACAAGGACAACATCAGGCAGACCACAGTCCTCGTCCCTAATGTCTACCGCGTGTTAGGCAAGCTCGCCTGGTCCACTGACTACATCAACGCTGAGAAAGGGTTCGAGCGAAATGCCGGCTCCCTCAACGGGCTTCCGATCCTCGATTTCATACCAGGCATGCGCCGGTACCGACGCGCAATCTGCTCATCTGCCCCCAACGCTGTCGCTCCAGCTGCTGGCGACTGGGCACTCACACAGGCGTTGTCCAGGCGATATATCGGAGCCACCAACTACCATTCGTTCTTTGGGCTAATAATTGACGAGATGGAGGCCTGCGACGACGAACTCACCGTCGCCTTCCAGCATTGCGCCACGCGCTCGGCTTTGTACACCGGGCCTGCCACCGCTTACGTCAGCGAAATCGTGTTGGGTCCCTGCACCGGCCAGGGCGCCCCCGCTGACAATGAAGACGAATGCGTCTGCCGGCAAGCAACTTCGGACAACCGCGTTATCAACGACGACCCCAAGGCGCACGCAGCAGCGGAGGCGTTCTCCGCAGAGCAATCCGGGCCGGCTTCCCGCAACAAGTCATCTACACCAAAATTCCAACACGAAAAACAAACAAGCGGGGCAATGCAAGTCGCAATGCCTCTGGAGGCCGAAAAGGCCTCCTGCAACCAATCCTGGACCTCCTTCCCTCTTTCCGAGGAAAAGGTAAAGGTCGAGGCGGCGGTCGCCGCTCTGGCGGCCGCAGGGGAGGCGGCGGCGGCGGCCGTCGCGGCGGCGGTCGCCGCAGTGGCGCCTCCGGCGGACGCTCAGGCAGCGGCCGCTTCGGGCCCTCCCTACCCCTCCGTGGGTCACGGAACAACAAAACCCAGCCAATGGTGCGATCCTTTGCTACTCCAGCAAGTTTTGCAAAAATTGAGAACAACACCAGTTTCCTTGGCCCTGAGGAACCAGTTACACACCCAAGCCTCGGAACCGCAGGCTGCCGTGTCAAGTTCTCCCAACCCCTCTGCTCCCTCAGCATCGGCGCTCTCTACGGGGTCAACCCGGTCATCGACTACAGCCGCACGTTCTTTGGAGACGACGGGCCAGCGCAAACGTGGCCCCAGTACCCAGCAGGCCTTCCCATCGGGCCAAGTGAATGTGGTAGGTTCATCGACATCAACCCCAATGCCGACAACCTTGGCGGACCCCTCGCTACAGTGGCGGCTCGTTATCTCAAGTACAGGTTTACCAATCTCTCGATCACTGGTACGTCTGCCGTTGGCACCAACACTAGCGGCACCGGCACCATGTGCTTCGTCGACGACCCCGCTTCTGCAGCAACCGTCGCCGAAAACTTCAACCTGTGCCGTGAAGTCATCCCCAACGTCACCTGGCCGTATCGCGTCCCCGAAGTGCAACTCGACTGGCAAAGCAAAAACACCTCACTCTACTGGGTCGAGGGCTCGCCGCGAGTCGTCATCCCTATCACAGGTGACGTCGCAAACGAGAGGCAAACCATCCAATGCACCCTTGCCGGCGCTGATAGTGGTATCCTCTGGAAGCTCGACGCAGCC